TAAAGGACATAAACACATGACCGACGATGAATACGGCGAACTGGCGAAGCGCCATGCCAAGGCATTGGGTGAATCAATGAAGAAAATAACTGACGATCTTTGCAACAAAGCTGAAGGGTACAACGACCTGACACCAGCAGAACAGGAGTTCGTCAAGCGAGCCGCAATTTTGAATGTAGGTGTGCACTTTGGCGGGTTTAACAAGAAGGAAAGCCACGATGATTGACCGCCTGATCCTGAGCGCGGTCCTTGGCACGGTAGGCTTGAACGGTTTATTCCCTGACCCACCACCGCCTCCAACATCCATGACGCTGCAACAAAAAGCCAGAAACAAATCTGTGAGTGCCGTATGCGAAAAGAAAAAGAAAACCAAAACGGTCAAACAACTGTGCGAACGATGGGAGAAACATAATGCTTGAAATGATCAGAACATTCTGGGGAAAACTCAGAGGCAGGGGAAAAGTTATTGTTGAAGAGGGGACTCTTTGGCGCTGCACCCAATGCCATCTGATTTTCCTAACCAAAAAAGAAGGCGAGAAACATCCCTGTACGGAGGCCAAATGAACTGCCCAGAATGCGGCGCATGGTCCACGGTCATTGAAACAAGATCAAGCCCTGTTAGATACAGAAGAAGGAGAGAGTGTGGAAACGGACACAAATTCACCACCGAAGAAACCATCGTCCCGTCCTCGCAAATCGAGGAAGAATCGCGGGCCCGATTTGAAGGCTATCGAAAACGGCACGTGGAATCCATTCGAGAGAGTAGACCCAAAGATTTTAGAAATGCTTCACAGAAAGCATGAGAAGGCAAGAAAGTACTTTTTATTAACCAGCGAAGAAGAGGACGCACCCATATGAAAAAGCAAGTCAGTAAATCACAACGGTTCATGGAATACATCTTGGACCACCCGGCTTCTAAGGTACCCACCGTGGCCAAGAAGTTTGGCATCACCCCTGCACGGGGCTATGCACTTCGCAAGAAGGCGCGAGAAAATCAGGTTGGAGTCTTTACTACAATGGACATGTTGCGGCCTGTCTTTGCCCCACCTGAGATGGTACCAATGCCGCCCGTTGCTGATGTAAATGCAACCTTGGATACCCGGGCCAAGGACTATGGCCTGTTCAAAGACGGTGCAGAACTCATGCAGTCTTTAAAGCGCAAGTTGGCCGAGCATGCTGCCAAGCACGACAAGACCTTTGCCGATGACCAGTGGGAAGCCTTGGAGATGATCGTGCACAAGATGGGCCGTATCGTCAACGGTAACCCCGATGTTGTGGATCACTGGGTCGATATTGCAGGATACGCAACACTGGTTGCTGACCGGTTGCAAGGGCGGGCGCGATGATCAAGCCGTTGCCTGCGAAGAACCCGGCTGAAATCCGGGCCATGTTCCTCGCTGCATTGCGCTCGAACAACTACACGGGCAAGACTTCGGAGATTGCAGCGTTCACCCACCTGCCAGCCTCCGTGGTCCGCCGCTGTGGGTTGGGGTTGGCCAACGAAAGTAAGGTCGAAGCGGTCCTCGTTCCGGGGCGCGGGAAGGGGGAATATCGATTCACCATCACGCAACTGGATTTGTTTGAAGACACGGCGGTCACCAAGACAAGGTTTTGGACAATCTTTAAGAAGCTGTTAAGATTTTGATGTTGAGACCTAGTTGGCGAAAGCTGACCTGATGCATTACGACGGTGAAAGCCCGTGCCGTAGACGTAAGCGGCCCCAACAAGTGTGTGGATTGGCAGGTATGAGGCCGGTCATTGGGCGTAGGCAAGATAGGCTCTGTTGTAGCTACCAACCTATTTCCAGCCCTTAATCCCGGTGCTCTGTGTGAGTCGCAATCACAACAGTCCATACTCTTGTTGGTAGAAGTAAGGCCACCTGATGTAACAGGGAACTACTATGTGCGGGACTTGCGTCGTAAGCCTGAAACCCAAACATCTACCAACAGCTTACTTCGCCTCTCCCCAGCTCGGGCCGATCTCCACATCACAGCGGCTGGGAACCATCAAATTCACGGCATTGGCCATGATCTCCGCACCAGCCTGTGCCTCCTCCCGATTCTTGACTGATAGCGCCAGCTCATCATGCACCTGCAAGATGGGGCTAAGTCCAGCCTTGGCGAGGGCCACCATGGCCGCTTTGGTCTGATCTGCGGCTGACCCTTGGATCAGCTTATTTAAGCCCTTGTACGTGCCCGCACGCTTGATCCTTGGGCCGTATTCCACCATGGCTTGTTCGTAAGGCAGCGCCTTGTTCACGCCCCATTCCATGGGTTCCCACAGAGGGAACCGACACTTTCGGCCAAGAAGCGTCCTGATCGATCCACCGGAAGCCGGATGCTCAATGCGCTTCATGACGGCGTTCACGGTGCCTTTCAAGAATGGCACCTTGGTGTGAAATATATCGATGAGTCCTGAAGCCTCATCCATGTGCAATCCCAGCTCTGCGGCCAGCTTTGCTTTACCCATGCCGTACATCAGGCCCAGACCAATGGTCTTGGCAGGCTTGCGTTTGATGCCTGCCATATCGGCCACCATTTGGTGAAAGTCGGTGTTGGGGTCGTCACGGTATGCATCCACCATCCTGTCCGCACTCGGCAGGTTCAAGAGGGCTGCATAGTGCACCAAGAGGCGCGGTTCTTGGGAACTGAAGTCATTGGCTGCCCACAATTCGCCCTCCTCTGGCAAGAAGAGCGAACGCACCATGGGCCCGATGATTTCGTGGCGGGCCGGAACCTGCTGCAAATTCGGGTTGTTCATGGACAGCCGTCCTGTAATCGTGCCGCCCTCATCGTTGCGCATCTGGTTCACATGCGGGTGAATGCGTCCAGTCTTTTTGCTGAAGTCCATGTAAGGCTGCAAAAACGTGCTGTGCGTCTTGTTGGTTTCGCGGGCTTCAACGATCAACTTGGCCACAGGATGTTCACAGTTGTCCAAGAAGTTCTTGGTAAAGCTCGGTGCCCCGGCAGCCGTCTTGCCGTAGGCAATACCTAGCTTGTCAAAGGCCATGGCGATCGATTGGGCAGCCCAGATATCCACTGGTTTTCCACAGGCTGACTTCAGTTCTCTGTGGATTTGTTGTTCACGGGCCATCAACTGATCCATCAGGGTACCGCATCTGACGCGATCGAATCTGATGCCGCGCAGAGTCATATTCATCAAAATTGGGAAGACTTCGGTCTCCAGATCGAAGATTGATTCAACTTCATCTTGACGCAACTTGACTTTGAAGTGCTGCCACAGCTTTAGGGTCAGCGCCGCATCCTGCTCGGCGTACTCTCCAACGTACATGGCGGGAAGTTTCCACAGCTCTTTCTTGGGGTGAACGCCAAAGTCGGCTGCCGCCTGTTTGAGCAGGGCCTCTGACTTGACTTCCTTGAGGTAATCAAAACCAAGCGCATTCAGGCTGTACGAGAAGCGGTTCTCATCGAGCAGCGGAGCGGCAAGCATGGTGTCGAGAATCCTGCCGTTGACCGTGAACCCGGAGGCCCGAAGCCAGCCGCAGTCATAGGCCGCGTTATGCATGATCTTGTCGGCGGGCAGGGCAAGAACATCTTTCACCCACCTTTCAACAAGGCGTTTATCAAGATTGCCACCGCCGCCGTGCGCAACAGGGTAGTATCCGCTCCAGCCATCCACAGCCACGGCATAACCAGCAATGAAACCGTCGTTGCGAGGCCATCCCGGCCCGTAAGATTCCATATTCGGGTCAGAAGTTTCGAGGTCAATTGCAATCTCCTTCGCAGTAGAAAGGTTGGGGAAAGTATCTGGTGCTACCCATTCGGTTTGAACAGGGAAAAGCGGCATGGTTCTCACAGTCGGAATCCTTTTTCGGTATGTTTTGGCAGCACTAAGTGCAGGGATTGTTTGGCTCGGGTGACCCCGACATAGAACAAGCGATGGACGTTGTCCGCGTTGCTTGCATATTCTTTGGCGAACTTCGGACTTAGGTCCATGAGCAGCGCCACATGATCGGCTTCCCCGCCCTTGGCACCATGAATGGTCGACAGGCGAATCTTGGGCGGTTGCGATAACTTCACGCCACGCCGTAGCAGGGCAATCAGATATTCTTTCTTGTCGTCAGCAATCTTGGTCAGGGCTTCATGCCAGATCACATCGGTCAGGAGGCCATGCTTTGCTTTCAATTCATCGATGGTGTACAGACCATTGGGATCGCCTGTTTTGAATGTCTTGTAGCCCCGGGCCACGGCACTGGTATCAAGGTACCGGTACACCGCTTGGACGTTGGAGAAACCTATTGGCTGCCCCCTGCGCAGGCGTTCCCAGTCCACCACGGCGTGTGCAATCTGTGGGGATAGGCTTGGGATGCCATTGCGCTCAAACAGCACGCCAATTGATTTCAGCCATTCATGGATTGGGTTGAGCATGTAGTTGGTAGCGGCCATGACCAGCCACTGGCCATCTTGAATGGGGATGTCGTCAAACCGGTGATAGGTTTTGAGGGTTCCCTCAAACTCACGCGGCTCCCACATCTTAGGTTGGCGCTCACGGATGCGGCGAACGATGTTGTTGGCCAAGGTATGAACAGTTGCAGGCACACGGTAGGAATGATTCAGCACTGTCACGCTGCCCTCAAACGCAAGAAAGCTTTTCACGTCTGCACCGGCGAAGAAGAAAATGGCTTGATCGTCGTCACCGGCAAGAAATGTCCGCTTTGCTCGTACGGCCAAGGCTTCAACCATCATCCATTGCAGGCGGGACAAATCTTGGGCCTCGTCCACGATCAGCACC